AAAGCATTAGGAGAAGCTTTCAGGTGGTTATTCCAAACTTATGAGTACACCTGGGATGAGGTACTTAAGGCTACTAGAATGTATGTAAATGAGTACAGAGATGCAGAATACTTATATATGCAAACAAGTCAGTACTTTATCTGTAAACAGGATAAACATAGAGTAAAGCACTCTACGCTGGCTGATTACTGTGATATGATTAGAGAAGGTGTTAACACTGAAGGTGATCATTTTAAAGAAAATGTAGTATGAAAACAAAAGAATCTTGGGTTGGACAATATGCTGCCTTTAATGAGGCACTTAAATATATGTATGCCAGATCAACTGGTGAAGAGAAGTCAATATATACTCCGTGGCCTAAGTTTAATGACGCAGCTACTGACGGTATAGAATGGAATACATTGACTGTAATTGGTGGTAGGCCTGGTTCAGGTAAAACACTAATCAAAGATCAAATAATAAGAGAATCATTTGCTTTAAATCCAAATGATAAATTTAGAGTGCTGGAGTTTCAGTTTGAGATGGTAGGTAGAACCTCAGCCATCAGAGAATTTAGCTCTATAACTGGTAAGACATATAAAGAATTATGTAGTGCTGGTTCAACACTAAATACTGATACTCTTAATCAGTGTCATCAATATGCTAAGGAGAGAGTTAAACATCCTGTAGATATAATTAGTACACCTATGACTGTTAACCAAATGCGTGAACAAATAGATGCATATATGAATCTACATAAAGGTATAAACACAATGATTACACTTGATCATACAATGTTAGTTAAGAGAGCACCATACCAAAACAGTACATTAGACATGTTGTTTGAGTTAGGTGAGTTCTTTACACAATGTAAAAGAGATTATCCTTGTTTGTTTCTAGCCTTGTCTCAACTTAATAGAAACATAGATAATCCAGATAGAGCTATAGATGGTAAGTATGGTAACTATATACTTGAATCAGATATATTTGGTTCAGATGCAATGCTACAGCATGCAGATATGTTAATAGGTATCAACAGGCCAGCTAAGCAGAAGATTAGGTACTATGGACCTGATAGATATATAATTGAGAATGATAGAACATTGGTTCTACATTTTCTTAAAGCAAGGAATGGTGATGCAAGAATGAGTTTCTTTAGAGCAAAGTTTGAGCAAATGCAAATAGAAGAAATGGCTACACCAGGACAACAAGAACGCAGATGATAAATACTAAAAATATAAATAATAAAGATATGGGATTAACACCCGCACAACGTAAAGAAAAAGTTGCAAAACTTAGAGAGGAGCATCAGGATTACTTTGATAGTAATAATAAACCTAATGCACTATATATTCCTAAGATGGCTTATAGACCATCTGGTAAGGATGATCTACATGTTAGCTTCTTCCCAAGTGAATTGGAGAAAGAGGATGACATATATACTGAGTTTGTAAGTATAGATTATAACTCAGAAGATCCAAAGAGAACTCTATATTTACATAAGTATAACCCACACTGGAAAGATGAATATGAAATGATTACATCTAGTTCAGGATTTCAAAGACACATAATACCTGTCGGTGAACTCAAGGTAATTAATGATGTAACTAGTAGAGGACCACAGAAAGAAGAGAAAGCAATATTAGATTTTGCAAATCCTAGTTTGCCTAACCCTGATGATGTAGTGGTAGACCCTTTAATAGAAAAGCTAGAAGAAATTAATCAAACATTAATAACATTAACTAAAGTAATAAATAAAATAGTAAAATAAATGGCACAAAGCGTATTAGTAATTGCAGATTCAGGTACAGGAAAGTCTACCTCAATCAGGACATTAGATCCCAAAGAGACTTTCATAATAAACATAGCAAATAAACCTCTACCTTTTAAAGGTTATAAGAGTAAGTATACTCAGATAAGCAAAGATAATCCTAAAGGTAATATAACATCAGCAGCCTCAGCAGCTGGTATTATTAAGGCTATAAAACATGTTGATGAGAAAATGCCACACATTAAAACTCTAGTAGTTGATGACTGGCAATATATGAGCTCCTTTGAATACTTTGATAGAGCTAATGAGAAAGGTTATGATAAGTTTACGCAAATAGCAGCCAACTTAGCAATGGTAGCTAAAATGCCTAAAGACTTAAGAGATAACCTTACTGTTATATTTCTGACACATTCAGAAGATTCTACAGATATAAATGGAAATAGAAAAATCAAAGCTAAAACTATTGGTAAAATGATAGATAATACATTAACTTTGGAGGGTCTGTTTTCAATTGTTCTATTTGGAAAAGTAAATAAAAATGATGATGGTGTACTTGAATATGGTTTTGAAACTCAAAACAATGGAGAGAACACATGTAAATCACCAATGGGTATGTTTGAGGATATATTTATCCCTAATGACCTTAAGTATGTAAAAGAGTGCATACAAAAATATGAAGAGTAATAATAAATTAATTAAAAAGAAAAATTATGTTAAGTACTAAAGACATGTCTGTTGGATCAGGCACAATCAAACCAGTAATTGGAACAGGTAATCACAAAGTTAAAATCAATTCAATTACTTTTGATCAAACGCCTTATGATGCAGACGCATTTAATATTATGTTACATGTAGAAAGTGAACCAGTGTCTGGTGAATTCAATGGATTCTTAAAAGACATGAACAATCCTAATGGAGAACGTTATACTGGTCAGGTAGGTAGAGTTAGATTCTCTCCTTATCCTTATAAAGATGCTACATTAAATAATGGTAATGAAATCAAAAGAGATACTGAAGTTCTAAAAGCTATGGTATTTTTATCTGAGGTTGTAGGTAAAAGAAATGAGCTTGATGCAATAGAGGCTAATACAATTGAAGACTTTATGATTAAGGCCGCTAAAGTATGTTCAGAGACTGGTTACATTAATGCTTGCTTAGGTGCACGTGAATGGGAAAACAAAGAAGGTTATGTAAATAATGATTTGTTCTTACCAAAGATGAATAAAGAAGGTGTACCTTTAGAAGCTTTAGACACAGAGAACTCTAGAATACTAACGTTTGATAAAACAAACACGCAGCATTTTAGACCATTAATGAAGAAAGAGTCTGCAGCAACTACTAGCTTTGAGCCAGCTCAAGCAAAGGGAGATGACTTTGATTTATAGATAAGAGTAATGAGAGGGGTGTACATTGTACATCCCTTAATTTACATTAATAATAATTATATGATTAGCACTAAGAACTTAGTATTACAACCTGCTGATGTTCCAAGCTATTGGGTGTTTCAATATTATTTATCTCTACCAGAAACCTTAACAGGACAAGATCTAAAGATTAAGTCTATCTTTAATCCTAATGAGAATACACCTAGTTTTTGTATTTATGTTGACAAATCAATAATGCAATATAAATTTAAGGACTTCTCAACCGGTAAGAGTGGTAACAAGGTTGATCTAGTTAAGCATATGTTTAATATAGATTTTCCTAAAGCATCAATGAAAATAATAAATGACTACAATCAATATGTAAAGAGCTCAGATTATAAAACACAGACCTTCAAGCCTGTAGCTAAGTGGGAAGTTGACTTTATTAAAAATAGAGAATGGACAACTGATGACAGCGGGTTTTGGTTAGACTTTAATATAGGTAAAACTATGTTAGATAAGTTTAATGTTAGGCCAATTGAGTATTATAATTTAGTTAAAGAAGAGAACTTTAAAGTTAAGTCACTTAAGATAGAGGGTAAGTATATGTACGGATACTATGATAAGCATGGTAAGGCCTATAAATTATATCAACCTCATAGTAAACATAAGTTTCATAAGATTAATCCGCATCTACAAGGTTATGATCAGCTGAGATATGATAAACCATATTTAGTAATCTGCTCATCTCTTAAAGATGCAATGTGTTTAGCTAGCATTGGCTACAATATAGAGGTTATAGCCCCTGACTCAGAGAATACTATGATTAAACCACACGTAATAGAATATCTTAAGAAGAAGTATAAAAAAGTAATAACACTTTTTGACAATGATGATGCAGGTAAAGCTGCTATCATGAAGTATGGAGACATGTATAAACTAGATGGCCTAATATTTCCTACCGCCAAAGATATTTCTGATGGTATGAAAGAAAACGGTCTTGACTATGTACACTCTATTATACAACCAATACTAAAAAAAGTAATAAATAAATAATATGAGAAAAATAAGATGGTGGATACCAGGCAATGTACCTTCTAGTAAAAATGGGAGACGTTGGACAGGTAAATACTTTATTGCTAGCAAAGCTGTAATGAATTACAGAAAAGCTACTAAAGATATATATTTAGAATATGCAGAAGATTTTAAACAAGAATTAGAAAAGACAAAGTTACCAGTAAAAATATCTTTTCTATTTATCAGAGGCAGTCGTCACAAGTTTGACTATATAAATCCTGCACAGACAGTGCAAGATGATATGGTTAAATATGGATGGATTGAAGATGATAATGCAGAGTTTATAATTCCTGGCTTTGAACAATATACTTATGATAAAGATAACCCCGGTGTATGGATAGAACTAATTTTAGATGAAGAAGAAGATAACAGTTGAAGAATTTTTTAGAATAAAACAAATGCTTCAAGGTCTTCCTGATGATCGTGCTTTAGGATGTGTAATCTATAACAATTCAGATTATGCTGATAAAGACATATTAGATAAGTTAATGTGTAAAGCATTAATGTTTGATGCTAGAGTGAAGTTTTGTATAGCCATAAATTATGGTATTAAATTAGGATCACTAAAGCTATCAAGAATATATCAGAGTCTAGAAAGAAGAGATGCAGATAAAGTATATATAGATATATTAAGAAAAATAAAAGATTATGATTAACATACAAGAACAGGTTGCTAGAACAACCAAAACATTAATATTTGATGAGCCCTTTTACGGGCTCTTTTTAATTGGTATCAATAAGAGGTACAGTTTACAAATACCTACTGCAGGTGTAAGTAAACACGGTATTGGTATGCAATTGACTATAAACCCTGAGTTCTATACAGAGCTCAAAGAAGATCATAGATATGGTCTTATAAAACATGAGCTATTGCATATTGCATTTGGCCATTTAATTACTAGAGATCTTTATTCAGATAAGAAGTTATTTAATATAGCTGCAGATTTGGAGATCAACCAATACATATTGGAAAGTAAACTACCAGAGGGTGGTTTGTTGTTATCAAGTTTTCCTGAATTAAAACTTCCAAAGAAAGCGGGTACAGATAAATACTATGAGCTGTTAGAAAAAGCTCAAGAAGATGGTACATCTCCTACATTAGATTCATTGATGAGTAAAATGGATGGGACTACACCTCACTGTCACTCTACATGGGATGACTTTAATGATTTATCTGAAGCTGATAAAAAACTAGTTCAAAAACAAATTGAGCATCAGTTAAAAGAATCTGCAGAACAAACCGTAAAGAGACATGGTACTGTTCCAGGAGAGCTAGCTGATCTTATACGTAGACTTACACATATTGAACCTGCTAAATTTGATTGGAAAGGTTACTTAAGAAGATTTGTAGGTAACTCTAGTATAGTATATACTAAAAAGCTGAGACGTAAGTATAACAAACGTTATGCTGCTAATCCAGGCCTTAAGATTAAGTTTAAGAATCATATACTTGTTGGTGTAGATACTAGTGGTTCAGTTAATAATGAAGAGTTAACAGAATTCTTTAGTGAGTTGACACATATGCATAAGACAGGACACAAGATTACAGTAGCACAGTGTGATACAAGGCTGAGTAGTGTAAAAGAGTTTAGTCCTAATAGAGATTGGGAAATACATGGTCGTGGTGGGACAAGCTTCCAACCAGTTATTGACCACTATAATGAAAAGAAAGGGCAGTATACAGCTCTTATATATTTAACAGATGGTGAAGCATATGCACCTGAAGATTGTCCAAAGAATACCTTATGGTGTTTAAGTAGTATATCTCAGATGAATGATGAGTTACCAGGAAAAGTAATAAAATTTAATTAATAAAATAAAATGGCACAAGTAAATTTAAACGTAACAGAACTAAAAGGATTTGTAAATCACATAATAACTAACAATAGATTTCTACAAAAGGAAGGTAAAAATCCTGTATCAGTAGAGGTAGTAGGTGAATCAGGTATTGGTAAAACTTCAAGTATTGTAGAGCTAGCAACAGAGAATGATTTAAAATTTGTTAAGTTAAACTTGGCTCAGATAGAAGAGCTTGGTGATCTAGTTGGTTTTCCAGTACGTCAATTCCAAATGTATAAAGAAAAGATAGTAAAATCAAATAACAATAATATAAACATGGTAACTGCAACACAAAGAGCAGCGGGTGCCAGCTTAGCTAATCTAAACTCTCAAGTTACTAAAAAAGTAGGTATGTGGGTTGATGAGCTAGCAGTACAAGAGTATCTAAAGAATGGATACAAGATGACCGGTAAGAATAGAATGTCTTATTGTGCTCCTGAGTGGATTGCTGATGCAAAAGCTGGTGGTATCTTATTACTAGATGACTGGAACCGTGCAGATACAAGATTCATTCAAGCAGTTATGGAATTGATAGACCGTCAAACTTATATCTCATGGACACTACCAAAGGACTGGCATATTATATTGACAGCAAATCCAGATAATGGAGACTATATGGTTAATACTGTAGACAGTGCACAGAAGACTAGATATATTACTGCAAACCTAAAGTTTGATGTAAATGTATGGGCAAAGTGGGCAGAGGAAGCAGGTATTGACACAAGATGTATTAACTTCTTATTGCTTCATCCAGAGTTAGTAACACAAGAGACTAATGCAAGATCTATCACAACATTCTTTAATGCTATATCTAGCTTTGAAAGTTTTGAAGAAAATCTAAGCATCATTCAAATGATTGGTGAAGGTAGCGTTGGTGATGCATTTGCTTCTATGTTTACAACCTTTATTAATAACAAGCTTGATAAGCTGGTAACACCAAAAGATCTATTGACTCATGACAGTGAGCAATATATTCTTGGTGAACTTAGAAGTTGCATTGGTAAGGATGATGACTATCGTGCAGATATTGCATCTACATTATCTACAAGACTTGCTAACTATGCAGTTGTATATTCAAAAGAAAATACAATAAATCAAAAGATTACTGATAGACTTATAGCTTTATGTACAAAAGATTACTTTACTAATGATCTTAAGTACTTAATAGTTAGAACAATCTTCAGTGGTAATAAACAGAAGTTTAATAAAATGATGATGAATCCAGAAATAATTAAAATGACAATCAAATAAAATGGCAAACAAATCAGTATACCAGGTTTATGATGCTGATGCTTTGACACACTTTGACCTAACTAGTGATCCCAAATACGGGATCCTAGTTGGTAATGAGTTTGAAGAAGTATTATGTACTCAAGACCAAACAACATATGAGAAAATACACAGTATATTAACCGTCCCTACAGAGGACGCACAAACTTTTAGAAATAAAAAGAAAGCTTTTATATTACCTAAGTGTAAGGTTTCACAAGATAGATTAAAAGCAGCTCTTAGAGAGCACAGTATAACTGTAACTAATGATTATGAAAAAGCAGATTTAATTGTAGGCCATGATGCTATAGCTGATAGTTTACAAAACGGTAATAGTATTGGTTCTACACTTATGTTAACTAAGTTATGGAACTATGAACTCACTGGCGGATCAAGTCAGGTTACTAATGTATTAAATACACAGATACAAAATTTAACCTGTCACGTAATAGTTACAGATAAAATTCTTGAGAAAATTAGCTACTATAAATTAGATACAGATACTGAAAGTTTATATGATAGTTGGGTGATAACAGGTATGGCTATGAATATAGCTCACCTTATTGAAACAACTGATTTGAGTGTAATAGATACTGAAACTATCTTGCGTAGTTCAGCAAATATGATTACTTTAGATGAGCAATTATTAAAGGATCTTAAGTCTCAATTGAATACTCATCATTGGACAGATGATAAAGGTTTAGCAGCTAAAATTATACCTAGTATAGATTATAAAACTAACTATCATCTACTGTGGGAGCTGGCTACACAATGTGGAAATTTATTTCATGACTTTAATAGAGATAAAGACTTATGGTTTTGGATAGATGAATCTAAGTTACGTTTATTTAGCCGTAAGACTGCACAAGATATGATACTTTGGTTAGAAAAAAATGATCTCTTAAATAGAAAAAACTTTAAACATTTAGAACCTATAGTAAGACAAGAGATCATCATACATAACAGAGACCTTTATACATTTAAAGTGGCTGTAAAAAAAGAATACTTAAAATATTTATAAAATGAAAGAAAATCAAAACTATATAATTAATTTCAAAACAGATACAAAATACTGGTCTAGCGGACAACTACAAAAAGATGGTGTAGAATGTAGGGAAGATGGTATATTTTTATTAAACGGTTCAGGTTGGAACATATCACATGAAGACTTACAGTTTTTAGGTATAAATCCGTTACCAGATGATTTTGATATTACTGATAAAAAATTATACAGATATCCTAAATTAAATTTACCTAGACAAAAGGTAGATTTATTAAAAGATAAGTACAATGTTAAAGTAATAAGAGATGTAGAAAAATCTGATTTACAAATTGTATCCTTAAAGTTGTTTAATAAGATAGCACAAAGCACCTGGAATAAATCATTTAACAAAGCTAATTTTTATGAGATATGTAAAGAGTTAGTTAAAAGAGATCTTATATCTGATGATGCAAAGTTAAGCATTGGTGAGATATTGCAAAATTCACATTCAACTGCTGTATTTGATATTCGTGCTGCCAAAGATGATTGGAATTCAGTACAAGCAACTAAGGGTAAAACCTTAGAAGAAGTTGTACATGCAATGAAAAAAGAACTTGAAGGTAAATATCATAAGACTTATGTAATTAGAAAAGATAAAGACATTGATACATATAATGAACTTATAAAGGGTAAAATGGTTGTTCTTGATAGAGACATAGCTAAGATATGTTCTGCAGGTCTGGCTGTAATCACTAAAGATGATTACCCACAACTAAGAAAAATGATATTAAGTGGTGATATAGAAAATAGATCAATTGCTTTAGAAACTTTAGCCAATTGTAATATTGAAGCTTCTTTTGATGTAGTATCCTTATTGTTTTATTATTACTTTGAGTGGTGTAAGTCAACAAACAACTGGAATACTATTAATGTTAAAACCTTAAGGAATAGACTAAGTAATATGTCAACCTATGGAAATGATAATAATGCTGGTTATCACACTCAAATTATTAAATATTTATATGATGAGGGTTACTTAACTGAATTTGCAATAGAGACTATAAAGAAACATGTCTTTGATAAAGTTTTATCAGGAGCAGGTTTAAATAAAGATCATTCAGCATTTGAGATATCTATTGAAGATATAAAAATTACAACTCCATTTAAGGAATCAATAATAAAAGAAATATGTTTATAACAAATACAGAAAAGGAAGAGCAGTTCTATGCAAATAAAGATTTTTGCTTTAGCTACTCTTCCTTAAATAAATTATTATTTTCACCATCTTTATTCTATAAAGATTATATATTATTTGACCGTGAGGTTAGAACAGATAAACATCTGATTGAAGGAAAGCTTATACACTGCCTGCTATTTGAAGCAGAGAACGTTGATGAAAAGTTCAGCGTTGTTCCAGGTAAGAGCCCAAGTGATAACATTAGAAAAGTATTAAAAGACATGTCTCTACATACTGATGCAGAAACACTAGCAAGTTGTGAAGACTTTGTAATTCTAGATTCACTTAAGAATCTAAACCTATATCAGTCTTTAAAAGCTGATGAGTCAAGACTTTCTAAGATTAGAACTACAGATAATGAACCGTACTGGAAATTCTTAGGTAATAGTAATGTAGATGTTGTTGACCAGGATACTTTATCAAGATGTAAAGAAAGAGTAGAAGTACTGAAGCAGAATAAAGATGTAATGTCTTTATTTAGTGAAGTAAAAACAGACTTTGATTTAGATCCTATTGAAACATTTAGTGAGAAGTATCTAAAGTCTGAGTTAATTGGTTGTGATTTTGGCCTGCACGGATATATAGATTATTATTCAGTAGATACAGATAAAAAAGAAGTTATTATATGTGATCTTAAAACAACAGGGAAGACTGTTTCTGAGTTTAAAGATACTGTAGACTTTTATAATTATTGGCTTCAAGCAGCTATTTACATGAAGCTTGTGTATGATACTTTAGGTGATGATAAGGAACAATATAATATAGATTTTAAGTTTATTGTAATAGATAAATATGATCAAGTTTATGTATTTGACGTATCAAATAACACAGTAAATGACTGGGCGGATGGTCTTGGAGGTGCAATAAACACTGCAAAATTCCATTATAACAGTAGAAATTACTCATTACCTATTGAATTCTTAACAAATAAGATTAAATTATAGTATGGGCCATGTATACACAGAATATTTTCAGAAGAGTAAGGTCTTCCTATATCCTCTGCTAGCTTTAGGTAGAGGTATAAAGTATGTACCTAGGGAAACCTATTGTGCTTGGGAAGATGTATACTCTACTGATGATATGATGTTATTATGTGTATATAAATGTAAACTTACAACTGATTTTAAAAAGTTTGCTAATAGACACCTAATAGCACACCCATTGTTTAGGGACCATATATCATTAGATGAAAACAGACAAATGTTTATATTCAACTTTGATAAATATTCTCATGACTATAAAAATTTTATAAAAGGTAAGTATTCTCAATACTCAATCAACGCAAAGATATCAATACTTGAATTCTTTGAAACAGCTGATGAAGAGCAAATACAATATATACAAGGTTTTCTGCAGCCAGATGAAGTTCATGAAGCATATGCTAAAGATTTAAATGTAAACATTAAACTACTAGAAGATGTTTATGAAGTCTGTTCTGCACCAAACATGGAAAAAGAAATATTAATTGATAATAATGTTATTTTGACTCAATTATTAAAAGAAAGTTCCATATATTTGACATCTAAATAATATATAATATGGCACAAATAGGACAAAATATGATGTTAGTAAATTCTACATTTAGAAATGCTAAATCATTCACATTAATCCCAGTGAGTATAGACTCACCGTATACAGAAGCTATGTTTGACCCTGCGTCAGGCATTTTAGCAGTCATCAGTAAAGTAATGAAGCAATCATATCATATGGTTCCAAAGCTAGATGATGATGGACAACCTCAAAGGCTTAAGAAACCTAATCCGCAAACAGGAAAAACACATAAAGAAGAGAGAAGACTAGTTGATACATTCTCTGAGTTTTATTTAAGTGATAGAGCAGATATTGAAACATTTATTCATATGTTTGCTGTCAATGCAGAAAACTTTTCAATTGAAGAGTTCTTTGTAGACTTAAAGAAAACTGAACCTTCTAAGATTATATTACCTGGTCAATAGTGTTGAGTGAGTAATATCCTTATTGACTAAAAAAAGAAAAGCTCATTGATTTGGGCTTTTTTTGGCTCTATTAAATAAAAATGCAATATGAAAGAATATAATACATACATCATGCAGGTAGGAGAAGGCATGGGAGGACCTCTTAAAGGGCCTGAAAAGAAAAAATATAAAAGAATAGATAAGAGGACCAAGAAATATGGTAATCCTAGGAAACATGACGGAGTTATGGGAAAATATAAATCAAAACATACATGAAAAATCATTGGGTAATGGATTATGAAACTTTGTTTGATTGTTTCACTGCTGTATTTGAAGATTACAAGACTAATAAAACAGAAGTGTTTGTAATATGCAAGCTAAGAAATGATCTACCAGAGTTTATAAAATTTTTAGAACAGAACATACAGAATAAAGAATGGCATATATCATACAATGGTTTAGGATTTGATGCTCAAGTTACACACTACATCTTAGATAACTACCAAGGGTGGGAAAACATAGATGGTAATGATGTTGCTTATACTATATATAAATACGCACAAAGAACAATTGAGAAGAGTAATAATAGAGATTTCAGTGATTATCCACAATGGAAAATGGTAATAGGTCAAATAGATCTATTTAAGTTACACCATTGGGATAACCCGGCTAAACGTTCAAGTCTTAAATGGATACAGTATAGCATGGACTGGGAGAATATCCTAGATATGCCTATACATCATACATCTAAGATAGATACACAAGAAGATCTAGACACTATTCTAGAGTATTGTATTAATGATGTAAGATCTACTAAAGAAATATTTAATAGGTCTACTGATTTAATAAGACTAAGGAAAGAACTAACTAATACTTATGGTATTAACATGTTCAGTGCATCAGAACCAAGAATTAGTAAGGAAGTCTTTGGTTATTTCTTAACACGTATGCTAAATATACCTAAGAGAGATCTTAGAAATATGAAGACTTATCGTGATACAATAAAAGTAAAAGATATAATATTACCTTACATCTCTTTTACATCTCCTGAGTTTAATATGTTACTTGATAGGTTTAAATCTATTGAAATAAAAGGAGATAAACTTAAAGGTAGTTTTAAGTATAGTGTAAACTATAAAAATGTTAAAACACATTTTGGTTTAGGCGGTGTACATGGAGCTGCTAGCAAAGGAGTTTATGAATCTTCAGATGATATGGTTATAATGTCTTCTGACGTAACAAGTTTTTATCCTAACCTAGCAATTAAGAACCAATTTGCTCCTGCACACTTTCCAAAGAAAGAGTTTTGTGATCAATATGAGTGGTTCTTTACTGAGAGAAAGAAGATACCTAAGAGCAATCCTATGAACTATGTATATAAGATTATACTTAATTCAACCTTTGGTCTTAGTAATGATGAAAAGAGTTTCTTTTATGATCCTGAATTATGTTTACGTATTACAATCAATGGCCAGTTAACTCTAATGATGCTTTATGAGCAAATTATGGAGAGAATACCTGGTGCTGTTGCTTTATTACAGAACACAGATGGCGTAGAGACCTTAATACCAAGGGAATATATAGATGACTACATGGGTATTTGTAAAGAATGGGAAGAAAAAACAAATCTTAATCTAGAACATGATGAGTATCAGAAGCTAGTATTAGCTGATGTCAACAATTATATAGGTGTGAATAACTTTATAGACGTTGATATCACTAAATGGAGAGAAGTTAAACAAAGTCAACCTCATTATCTATTTAAGGTAGAGAATGACAAGTTTAGCTTTGCTCCTGTTAAATTAAAGGGACGTTTTGACTTTCATAATTTACAATTGCATAAGAATAAGTCCAAATTAGTTATACCAAAAGCTATATATCAATACTTTGTTAACAATGTATTACCTGAAGACTATCTAGAAGAAAACAAAAACATTCTAGATTACTGCATAGGTGGTAAATCTAAAGGTGATTGGGAGCAAGTATCTAGATATATAAAGGACGGTGCATTTACTGAAGATAAATTACAAAAGATAAATAGATACTTTATCTCTAATGATGGTGTAAAGATTATCAAAGTAAATAAAAAGGACAACAGAGAGATACAACTGGAGTCTGGCAGATGGGTTCAAACTATCTTTAATGTATTAAAGGTAGAGCCTAAATGGGAAAACTATAACATTAATAAAGCATACTATATGCAAGCAATAGAGACTGAGATCAATAGTATCTTGACAGTCTCAACTAATCAATTAAAATTATTTTAAATGACTTATAAACCACTACCAGAAGGGACTACTATTAAACAGTCCCTTCTCCATGGTCTAGGATTATTCTCTACTAAATCAATTAGTAAAGATACAGTCTTAGGCATTTCACATATTTCAGATAAACGTTTTGAGAATGGATATATTAGAACACCTCTTGGAGGATTTATAAACCACAGTGATACACCAAATCTAGAAAAAATTGGTGCAGCTGAATCAAGAGATATAGAAGTAGGTATTAATTATGTAAAGACAATAAGAGACATAGAAGCGGATGAAGAGCTCACATTAAATTATAATTTATATGAAGTTACATCAAGCAAAGAAAGGCAGTAAAGTAAAAATACAACAAACAAAACACTATCTAGGTAATCGTATACCTATCATAGATGAACAAGAAGTGTTAACTTATCTAGAAGATGATGGAATATATTGTATATGTTCTGATGATGAGGGAAACAAAACACATCATCCATCTTGGTTAGATATTATTTTAATAGAAGAACCAAATGATTAAAGTCCAAAAGACTAAGACTTTATTAACTAAACCAAATAACAATAGTGCAAACTGTATAGCACCAAATTTAATCTACGGATGTTTTGGTGGCTGTGTAAGCACATATTGTTATATGGCTAGGTATAATGGTAAAAGAGTCTTTGTAAATAAAAATGTTGATGAAATATTTCAGTCTGTAGTTGATTGGGAAAAAGATTATTTAAAACAACCTGATCAACAAGACCCTATATATACCATGGTAGATGTAGCATGCAATTCAGATTTAGTTCTAATGCAGAAACATATGCCAGAATCATTAAATGATTATCTTAAGCGCTATGATGATCATCCACAACTTAATAGTACTATGGCTACTAAGTATCCTGGATTATTAAAGCTAGATGTAAATCACTTTAACAAACCACCAAGGGTCCGTGTTAGTCTTATGCCTCAGAAGTATTCAAATATACTAGAACCTAAGATGCAAAAGATAGATAGTCGTATACAAGATGTTAACAGATTAAAGAATTTAGGTTGGGAAGTACATCTAAACTACAGTCCTTTAGTATTCTATCCAGGATGGAAAGAGGAGTATAATGACTTATTCTCTGAAGTAAACGCATATGCAGGTATAAACAAGTGTGAGGTAATAGCTTTAACTAATCATAAAAACCAAATGAGCAAGGCTACACCAGAAGCAAGAGAGTTGATGAGGCGTTCTTATGAAGTTAAGAATAAATCTGGTGTAATGAGATATCCTTTAGAACATAAGGGTAGATTATTAGAAGAGTTTAAGAAAATATACTCTAAATATTTTCCTTTAGAAACAATAAGATATATATTTTAATTTGCTGAGTCAGATTAATTTAGTATATTTACACTTTAAAAGTTTAAAATAATTATGGGATACAAAAAACCAAAAGAAACAACAAGATGGCATTTAGAAAATGCACCCTTACCTAACCACGGTGAGTCATATACAGTTATATCACATGGAGAAGTGATAGAAAATACATATAAATTATTATCAGACAGTGGATTTATGGTCTCCAGAGAGATGTATAGATCCAGTAAGAACGCTAACATAGCTCAAGGAGTATATCATATATACCCAACTCATCCAACAGATGGAGACATTATAATGGAAAAAGAACTTGGGATGATGTTTGCTTGGACTAATTCATATGATAAAACAAAAAGCTTTGCTTCAGCAATTGGGGCCTATGTTGCAGTGTGTAACAATGGTATGATAGCTGGTGACATGATGAACTATAAAAGAAAACATAGATGGTCAGCTTCACATGATATACATGTTCATATGAGTGATCAGATGAAGTCAGCAGAGAAGTACTACAAAAGATTAATAAAAGATAAAGAGGCGCTAAAGAATGTTATAGTAACATCAAAAGAAGCAGCTGAACTAGCTGGCCGTTTATTTATTGAAGAAGGATTACTTGATTCACAACAGTTATCTTGTGTTAAGCAAGAACTAATCAAACCTTCTTATAACTATTCAGTAGGTAAAGAGTCAGGGTGGGCCTTCTATAATCATATAACACATGCATTAAAGAAAGCACATCCACGGGACTGGGTCAATGATCAGCAGAACTTTCATGACTTTATAACTGTTGAGTTATTAGGATCATCTGCAACTAAACCTATGTTTGAAAAGCCTGCAGAGTATGTAGATATGGGTCAACTTAGTATTGATGTTGATTTAGTAGAGCAAGATAAGTTTACATTTGATATATCATAAAGTATGCTAGAGGACATGTTATTATTTTTTTTATTTCTATTCCTCTTATGGTTTGCTTTGACTGATCAAATGGACAAATAGGGAGAAACCAATCAGGGTCTGAGTTTTTGCATTCTTGGGCCCTGCTCTCTCATATAAAACAAGTTATTACGGGGAGGGCATAAAGGCATAAGCCAACAATAAGTTAATACTCTTGCCCTCCTTTGTAATATTTAAAACAAATTAATACCTGTAAAGATTTAGTAACACATGAAAAAATTTATTGAGTTTGCTCTGATATGGTACAGTCAACAGATGGCCATACCGTTCTGGATCGTTGGACATATACATCTAAGCGTAAACATATATCAAGACATACATGAAATACTAGCTAGCATGGGATTAAATCTAATCGTATTAGCTGGCTTTATAATAGACTATAAAAAAAACAAAGACAAATGAATTCAAAAGAAAGAAAAGAAAGACCTGTATATACTGGAGTATTAAAATATTTTCCAGATGCAATCATGGAAGTAGCAAGGGTATCGTTAGCTGGGAACAAACAACATCATCCTGATCAACCATTACACTGGGATCGTACAAAGTCTAATGATGACCTAGATGCTTTATCTAGACATCTTATAGATGCTGGTAAAATAGATAATGATGGTATACGTCACTCTGCTAAAGTAGCGTGGAGGGCGTTAGCTAACTTACAAAAAGAAATAGAAAAAGCTTATATAATTAAAAATGACTTATGATATATTGGAACGTATACTATATACCTTGGAATAAAATATTAACAGAAGATCCTGCTCGTCATGTTAAATGGATGATAATAATGGCAGATAATAAAGGAAGTGCTAAAGAAGCAGGAAAAAAACAAGGTATGGTAACTGAAGTAACTAATCTACATAAAAATAGAGATACAGCCTTTTAAATATGATAAGGGATAAGAAGGAGTGGGAATAATCCCATAATTTTATAGGTGTAAGAAGCCTTAATATTAAATGTTTTGCTCCTTTTTATTTCTTATTATATCCTTCTTTAATAATTGAATTCATAGTACCTAGTACTGTAGAATCAGGGTTAGGTCTAAAGCCTCCTTTACCTCCACCTTCTGAATATTTTACAACAGAACCAGATTCTCTTTTTATACCTGGCTCTACGTTACCTAATACTTTATTTGTTTTATTACTCATAATTTATTTATTTCCAAAATATATTTCCAACAACATCACCTGCTCCTACTGCAGAAGCGTTACCGTTAGCAGATCCTGTAGTTAAATTTATACCTATTCCTAATTTAAATGCAATACCAATTGGTAAAGATACATCTAGATAAGAATCTGCTGCTATACAAAAGATTGCTGCAGGTATATCTGCATTAACTGGTGCGCTAGCTTTATCAAAT